GGTGCCGCCACCAGTGCTGTCGGGGCGCTGAATGCCTGCAGCGTGTGCGGTGTTGGCGTAGCGCTGTCCGCGTGACCGATCACCACACGCAGGAAGTGATTCGCATCCGCTGCTGTGACCGTGTGCATCGCGTTGGTGGCGCCTGAAATGTTCACCCAGGCGCCAGGGGTGCCGCTACCAGGCGCTGATTCAGGCGCTGATTGCCACTGATAGGTGGGCCCCGGAACGATGCCAGCGAAGAAATCCCCCGGGTCGTATGGCGGCGTGCCGCCTTGCACTGTGCTGGGTGTTGCAGTGAGTGCCTTCCCCACTTCCGCTTTGCCGCTGATCGTCGGCTGTGTCTTAATGCTGAACCCATTCACCACCGGGCCGATGCTGGTGCTGGTGTCAGTGACCGTGGCCGGCGTTGGTGTGGCGCTGTCAGTAATGGTGTCCACCACCCGGAAGTATTTCCCCGCATCACCCGCCAGCAGCGTGTACGTGCCGCTGCCTGTGGCGATCGGTGATCCCACAGCAGTCCAGCCGGTTGTTCCATCAGGGCTGGCCTGGAGCTGTGCGCTGTGCGTTACAGGTGCCGTTCCACCGGTGCTGGTGCCCACCTGATAATTCACCGGATCACCTACGTGCAGCGCGCTGCTAGGTGCCGGGATGGTGCCAGCTGCCAGGGGCACACCAGCAGCTGCTACTGCGGCGGTCGCCGCACTGGTGAGCGTTATGGTCTGCGCCGGTGTGGCGGAATCAGTCCACAGCACCTGCAGGCGCAGTTTGTAGCCCACATCGCCCGCCACTGGGGTGTACGTCTTAGTGGTGGCGCCGGTGATCGCCGCCCAGGCGGCAGTGCCCTGCTGCCGTTGCCACTGATAGGACTGCGTGAATGGCTTGGTGCCGCCGGTCACTGCACCATCGGAACCAGTCAGTGCCACGCCTACCTTCACGCTGCCCGTTACTGCTGGCGCAGTTTTCTGCGCAATGGTGAGCACTTCCGGGCCGATCACCCCAGCGATGCCTGGGTTGCCCGGCTGCGTCACTTTGCTGCCCAGCGCTGTGCTGCTCCACACGTAGGGGTCCGCAGTCGTGCCGGTGCCGGTGCGGCTCCATTGCGCTGGTGTGCCCTTCGGTGTTGCAGCCTGAACGGCCACCACGTTGCCCGCGGTTCCTGGGTTGGCAGTTTGCACATAGATTTCGCTGCGCAGCAGGCTGTGCCACGTGCCTGCTGGTGATTCCCACCAGTCCGCTGGAGTGTCGGCTGGCAGGTCCGGCCGCCGCCGTTGCGTCAGCAGCAGGCCATCGGTTTGCCGGTACCACTTATTGGAGCCTGGGCTGCTTTCCACCCACACTTCAATCGGTGGATGTGCGGTCTGCTGCAGTTCCTGGCGGGTGATGTAGTTCCACCAGCTGACCGGCGACGTGCGTGGCAGCTTCACCCAGGGATCAAACCCAGCGACGGCGGTGCCGTCAAATTTCGGCACTGATACTGCTGGCCTGGGGATTGTTGCCGTATCAGGCGGCTGCGGCCTGGTGCCTGGTGTTGGCGTTGTGCTGCCTGATGGCCAGCTCTGGCCTGTTGCAGCATTCACCCAGTGGTTTGGCCGATCGTTCACCCAGGGGTCAGTGCCAGTGCCCAGCCACACCAGCGTGGTGGCACCTGCAATGCCGATCACCGTGGGATCACCCCACTGCTGCACAGCTGCGCCGGTGCCGGCCTGCGTCCAGGTTGGTGGCACGGTTGCGCTGCCGCCTGATTGCGTCCACGTACCAGTGGCTGGTGTCGGATTGTGCACCGTGGTGAGCGTCGCCGCCGGCGATGGTGCGATCACATAACCGCAGGTGCCAGGGTTCGATGGTGCTCCAGCGGTGCCGTCAGCATTGCGCGCCAGCGGGGCACGTTCAACCCACACGCCGGTGCGCAAGTTATGCCAGGTGCCAGCAGGGTCACCTGCGCGCTGCACCCAATCAGCAGCCACACCCTGTGGTGCGCTGTACACCAGCCGCGTGCCGGGGCTGTCGACCTGATCCCGCACACCAACCGAGGCATCAGCGACGAAGGTGCCATCAGCCGGGTTGCCTGGTGCACTTAACAGCCAGCCCGAAACGACGCCCAGGCTGAAGTCGTAATGGCTGGTCTCATAACTCCACGTGCCACCTGCAGGTGTCGCGACGCAGTAGCTGCCGGCAGCGATCCTCACCGGGCCGCAGGCGCAGTAAATCGTCGCGGCAGCCACCACAGCAGACGCTACTGATGCGGTTTCCGCTGTCGCGCCGGTGGTGTCACTAGCGGCGCTCACCAGCCGCAGATATTGCCCCGCATCACCAGGTGCCGGTGTGTACGAAAGCCCAGTGGCGCTTGCGATGTCAGTCCAGCCGGTGGTGCCATCAGGTGACAGCTGCCAGCGGTTTGTGACGGTGTAAGGGGGCGCGCCATCCTGGAAGGTGCCAGCTGTTGCCGGCCCCCAGGCTGTGCCGGCCTGTGGCCCACCTGCAGGCAGTACAGGTGCCGCATCAGCTGTCAGGGTTGCCGCTACCGGGCCGACGCCTGCGCTGGGGATATCCAGTTTGTTCGGCCCTGGGGTGGTCTCGCTGTCGGTGACAGCTGCCACCACGCGCAGGTATTCACCGATCAGGCTGCTGGCGACGGTGTAGTTCTTCCCGGTCGCACCTGGAACATCAGTCCAGGGCCCCAGTGCAGCAGGTGCATGCTGCCACCTGTACGCATAGCTAAATGGCGGCACGCCATCGCCCGCCACTGCATCGGTCGCCACTGATAGCGAAGCGCCATCCACAGGCACACCACCAACCACTGGAGCAGTCGTCGCTGAAATCGGCGTGCTGGTGTGCACCGTGATGCTGGGCGACACCGCACTGTCAATTTCCAACGTCTGCGCTGTTGGCGTGGTGGCATCCGTCGCCACCGTCACGTACCGCACGTGTTGGCCCACCATCGCGGCCGTAAGGGTCAATTCCTCCGGCTTCAGTGCTTCGCCTGGTGTGGTCGTCCACCCAGTGATGCCATCAGCCGACAGCTCCCAATGGCTTGCGTATGCGATCGGCGCGGTGCCGCCTGTTGCGGTGCCTGCTGTGCCGTCGATTTTCTGGCCCACTTCGAACACAGGCCGCCCATTGATCACTGGCAGCGTGGCGCGCACCAGGGGTGTCACACCGACCAGCAGCGGAACGCTGGAATGCGTGCTGCTAGCAGCGCCCAGTGCGTCACTATCGGTCGCGGTGGTCGTCAGCCGCAGATACTGCCCAGCATCCCCAGGCCGCGGCGTGAAGGTCAGGCCAGTGGCACCTGGAATCGCCGTCCAGGGCCCCGCGCTGGCATCAGGCCCCAGCTCCCACTGTTCGGTGTAGGTGTACGGCGCCACTCCACCTGTCACCACTCCGGGGGTGCCTGTCAGCGGCACACCCACCACAGCCGGGCCCGTCACTCCAGGTTCGACGCTCCACTTCAGCGTCAGGTCCACCGCTGGCTTCACCTGGAAGCTGATCGATTCAATCCGTGGCCACTTCGCCAGTGGATATGAAGCGACTGGTGGGGGGCCACCAGGTACACCAGGCGCACGCTGATCACCTGATAGGTCACAGATCAGTTTGTACGCGTAAAAACTGTCATCCGATTCCAGCATCGGGTCGACGTTCGTGATCGCCCATGTGGTGTTCTGATACCAGATCGAGTCCAACGTGGTGGGCTCCACCGGCATCGTGATGCCATCCAGCCACAGCTCCAGCTGCGTACCCTGCAGGGTGAAACCTTTGTCACTGAAGGTCGCGTGCGGGCCCTGTGATTTCTTCACGATGGCACCACCGCAGTGCCAAATTCGGGCAGGTAATTTCTGAACGGTTCCGGTGATCGGGTCGTAGGAAGGGGTGGTGGCCGCCTTCTGAATCATCCACACGTTTGTTTCCCGGAACGCATCCACCAGGGTCTGGCCCAGCGGGTGCGCCCATACGTTCTGCGGTGCTGTCATTGATCAGATCCCGGTGGTGTCCACGTAGTCCCCCCACATCCCTGTGGGTGTTGGCAGCATCCTGCTGCTGTCGCTGATGCCCACCGGATACGGTTCCACAAATGGCAACCCATCCAGCCGCCGGCAGCCACCACCGCAGCTGTCGCCTGCACCGCGATGCAGCACCTTCGCGCCACCTTCCTGCGGCGGCGGCACCAGCCAACAGCTGAGCTGATCACGCAGCCACGGGAATTTCATCAGCACGTCCGGCACTGGGTTCGCTTGTGCGCCGCGGTTTGATGTTGCGGTGTGCGGTGCGAAAAATTCCTGTTCCAGTGCGTCCAGTTTCTGCCGTTTGATCGCTCCGGTTGCTGGTGTTGCTGCTGCTGCACCACCGCCGACAACAGGCACCAGGGCCGCCTGATCGCTGTGCATGCTCAGCGCCAGCAGCGCCGCCGCTTCCTCCACCTGCCGCGGCAGCGTGGTGCACACCGCTGCGGGGCATTGCCCTGCTGCTGCCATCTTCCGCGGCCATGCCCACGGCTGCCCGGTGCCACAAACATCACCCCACCACTTCAGGCCATCCAGCGCGCGGCTGGCTTCAGTGATCGCGATCTGTTTCTCCGTTGCATTCAGTGCCGCCCAGGCTGTTGCCCCGAAGCTGGTGGCGAAAAACGCATCAGCTGCCGCCGGCGTGATGTATCCGTTCGCGTCAGGCAACCCCACAGCAGAACAGTCGAAAGTCCTGCGGCCAGTGTAGGTGCGCCCTTAGATCGCCACCATCATCACGGTGTACCCGCGGCGGCGCCATTCGCGTGCAGTGCGCCGCGCATCTTCCGGGGCCACATCCACCACGGCGGGGGCATTACTTTCGCGGTGCTGCGCTGGTAGGTGTTTGCTTGGCTCCAGGTACAGCCGGATCGAACCCACCACAGCAGCAACAGCAGACACCATTCGCACCGTAGACCTGGCTCCATGAAAAAAGGGGCCCGCAGGCCCCAGCTGTTGCGAAACCGCCTGACGGATCAGGCGTATGTCGACGCATCGAACGGGGTGTTCACCAGCAGCTTGGTGGCGCCCACGTTTTTGGTGTTGCCATAGGCCAGGCCCCAGTTTGAGCCGGTGCCCAGTGCAGTGCTGTCGGGGTTGGTGCCGCCAGTCCAGCTGAAGCCGAACAGGTGGAACGCATAGTGATAATCCGTGGATACCACCGTTTCCTTCGACAGGATGTTCCGGTCCGACTCGATTCTGAGGTCCTGCTGCAGACCTTCAGCGAGTGCGCCGTCCTGGAACATATAAACCGGATACTTTTTCGCAGCGCCGCTGGTGCCAGTAGCGGCAGGGGTGAGCGCATCGGAAACGATCACGCGCATGCCACAGAACCACGCGATTTGCATGTCTGTGATTCCGACGCCGCCGCCGCCCCATTTGATATCAGTGCCCGAGCTAAGTGAATCGGAACTGAACGTGAGGAGGCCCGCCTGTTGCAAATAAAAGTACACATTGCTGTGCATCGCGATCACGCGCAGGCTGTCTGCACGTTCACCCAGGGGTGCCTTGCCAGCGATGGCAGTGGCAGCTGACAGGTAGTTTGCAGCGGTGGGGCTGTTGGTGCCGGTGGCAGCCACGTCCACGGTCAGGTTCGAAACGCCTGTGGCGGTGCTGCTGAACACGCCGCCCAGCATGCCGAACAGGGTTTTTTCCTTCAGGTCGTTAATCGCATCAGCGATTTGCAGACGCAGGTGGTTCAGCGGGTCAACACCCAGGGCCATCATGCTGATGTCGTCGGCCGCATAGGCGAAACCGCGCCGCAGGATGGGTGCCACTTGCTTGGAAGCAGCCAGGTGCTGAGGGGTCAGGTAGCCGCCTTGTGAGGCGCCCCAGGTGTTGTTTGATTCGATCACTTCCTCAACGGGAGCGATCGATTTCCACGTAGGAACCTCAACCTGCAGGCCACCGGCGCGTGCGTTGAGCGCAGGGTGCTGGATGACAACGCCGGAACGCAGCAGCAGGCTGCGCGCGTACACAGCTTCAGCCACGTAACCGGCGAACGCGGGGTTTGAAACCGCCCCCTGAACGTCGGCCAGTTTGGTGCCACCCCAGGGCACGCTTGCGTGTTGGAAGGTGTCGCCAGACGCTGGGGGTGTTCCCCATGCGACGCCTGGCGCCTTTGTATCTGTGTTGATGTATGGAACGCCCACAGTGGGAGCCTCCTAAAGAAATGGGTTTGCCGTGTTCACCCGTGCAGATCAGCTGCGCATCGCTTCGGCCTTCAGGGCCTTGGCAAGCTCAGGGTTTGTCTGCTCCAGCTGGAATGCTGCGGTGAAATTACCGCTGCGGTAGGGGTTTTCCATTCCAGGCGCGACGGACGAAGCGCCAGCCGCTGCTGGTGCCCCCATCCCACGGGCCGATCCGGCCGCGAAATGGTGAATCCATCCGCTGTCAGGGTTGCGCAGGTTGGCCAGGTGATCACCTAGCGGCACTTCCGCGCCACCAGCTAACACCACAGGCCGGCCATCGTCATCGGTGCGCAGCGATTGCTGCAGCAGCCCATACAGCTGTTCAGGTGCCAGGGCATTCGCCCTGCTGATTTCCTGCAGTGCAGCCGCCCTGAGGCGTTCCTGCTCTGCTGATTGCTGCACGTTGCTGAGCTTTCCTTTGAGCTCCAGGATTTCGCTGTCGCGTTCTTTGATCGTGGCTTTTGCCTGCTCCCATAGGGATTTGAAAGCCCCCTGGTCTTCCAGCTGTTTGGCTGCACCCGCTTCGGCGGCAGATTTGATCGCCTGCAGTTCATCCTGCAGCTGTTGGATCTGCTTCCGGGTGGCGGCGGCTTCGTTCTTGGCGTCGCGGGCCTGGCTGTTGGCCAGCCCCAGCTTCACGCGCAGGCGTTCTTCCTCGGCACTGCCTGAGGGTTGAACGTCGGAACCATCCACCGGCTGATTGAGCATTTCAGGCGTCACGGACTGCACTGATGCAGGGGGCACGGCCACCGCTGCTGCTTCCTCAGTCATGCACTGATTGAAGTAGGGAACGCACCCATCCTAGGTGCATGGCGCCCACCGGTCACCTGCAGCAGGGCTGCGGGGGCGCTCAGTTCCCCTCCAGGCGCTCGATCCGGTCCTGCAGGGCTTCCAGGTGATACTTCGCGCCAAGCGCTTCAGCTGATGGCCTGACCTTCCCCTGGCCGTCAACCAAAACCCTGGCTTCCTGCTCCAAGGCGTCTAGCCGTTCGTCAATATGGCGGATCTGATTGAAGCTGTAGATCAGCAAGCTGGCAGCTGCTGTAATGGCAGCACCAAAGACCGGACCATATTCAACCGGAATTAAGGGTCGTCCTTTGTGGGTGGGTTTGACCTGAGGCTCACCAGTGTCGCCAGCAGGCCGAACATCGTCTGCAGGGCCCTGGAATCGTGGTCGTCGCATGATTTGCTCGCTGCGTATTCCAGCCCGTAGAACCCAGCAGCGGTGCAGCTGGCCGACCATCCCACGCTAAGTGCTGCGATCGTTGTAACTGCAGCGATGATGGAACGCGTCAACCACTGCGGGGTCCCTGGCATCAGGTGAGCGTAATTATGGCCATCGCGTAGAACCCGCTAAAGCTGCCGACGTTGATATAGATCTTGTCGCCAGGCTGCCCACCTGGTGGCAGCACCCATTCGCCGCCGTAGCGGGTCTGCATTGAATATCCATCCGGCGGATATTCCTCACCTGCCATCGCGCCAGGCACCTGGGTTTTGTTGTGCCCGTAGAACCGGTTCGAGCTGTCCAGGGCTGAAAAAATCATATCCTTCAGCTCGAATATGTCCAAAGCATTGAAGGGCACTTCGACGGTTACGTGGTCGACGTCATGCGGCAGCGTCAGGCTGATGGGCGTGGCGATATTGAAGGTGGTGCTGGCTTCGGTCAGATTGGCATTGAAAGCAGGCACATCTAGGTTCACCTTTCCGTTCACTGGCGGCACAGCCAGCGGCCACAGCTTCACGATGCCCATATACACCTCATCGATCTGCAGGCTTCCGAAATGAACCTCAGTTGCGACGGTGAAATCAGCTTCTGGCATCAGTTGTGCACCAGGTAGACGACTTTAGGATCTTTGTTCACCAGTGCCGTGTAATCTGCTTTTGAAATGGCCAGAAAGTTGCCAGCAGCAGTCACTGGGCCGTTCTTCCAGCTGCTGGTGGATGCGTCATACACCAACGCCTGGCCATCGGCTGGTGTGGTGAGCGCTGTCAGCAGCTGATCAGGCGCAGGCTTGAGTGTCGTGATGTGGAACGCTTTGATGCAACGCACCACCCGTGCGTGATCGGGTGCGGTTTCAGCATCACCGCCGCCGTTGATCGTGACGGTGTGGGCGTGTGCACCGTCTGTTCTGAAGCCCACCCGGCCTTCAGGTGCACCACCACTGCCAGGGTCCAGGTTGTGATTGCCGCCGCTGGTTTTTATCAGGTCGACATTTCCGACGCCGTGGTTGTGATTGCCGGTGTTATTGGTGGTGCCGGTCAGGTCTGTTTTCGGCCTGCCGGTCGTCCAGTCCACCTTCGTCAGCAGACTTTCGCCAGTCTTCGCCGCGCGGCTGAACAGCCCACGGAAATCCGGCAGGTTTGTGCCGCTCAGCAGCGTGCGCAGGGCGTCGTACTTCGTGCCCGCTGGAATGGCGGAACCGTCGCATTCCAGCCAGCCGTTCGGGATCGTGCGACTGGGGAAATCACAAATCGCACCGATCGGCACCGGATCATCAAATCCGGTGTTCAGCCCCGTCCACTGGCTGGTGGTGCTGCTCCAGGTGAACACGTGGTTTGTGTCATCAGCCCAGGCCAGCTGGCTGACAGCCGGCGTGGCAGCCAGCAGTGCTGCCTGTGTCGCGTAGTGGTCGATCGGCGATTCCTGCCAGGCGCCATTCACGTGCACGAAGGTGCGGCCGCTGTCGGTGGCGACGGCCTCCTGGCCATCCAGCGCCCAGGTGGCTGCCCTGATGTTGGCTTCGGTGTCTTCCCAAATACTGGCCGGCCGCCATCCTGTCGTCGTGCGGATGTACAGCACATCGTGCGCCAGCTCCAGCACGCGGTCGCCTGTGTTTGCCGTTTTGGCATCAGTCCAGGCCACCACGTCCGCGGTGTCAGGCAGCTCACGCAGGCCCAGCAGGCGCCAGTTTGTTGCTGTGCGTTCCCACAGCGTGCCTTCGGTGAGCACCAGGCCCAGGGCGCCCTGCACCGGGCTGTCGGCTTCCAGCGCTGCAAACGTGGGATATTCCTTCACGCCCTGCAGCTTCCACCCAGCAGCTGTACGCACAAACAGCTGGCCGGTGTCGGCTGTCACCGCGAAGGTGCCCACCGGTTTGCTCACGTCCAGCAGCATCGCTGCTTCCGTTGGAAATGTCACCACCGGGCTGGCAGCGATTTCCCGCCACCCACTGCCATCCCACACCCAGCCGCGGCGTGTGGTCGTTTCGTAAAACGCTTCGCCCAGTTCCGATCCGACAGGCGGCTTCGTCGGCCCGAACCGGAACGCCGGGATGCCCACCGCTGACGCGGTGTTCGGCGCCAGGGCAAACAGCCTGCCGTATTCAGGGCTGGCTGGATCTGAATCAGTTACTACCAGTCGACGGTCGGCCATGGTCTGAAAGTGCGGTGGTGATCAGGTGAACAGGTGGTCAGTCGTTATGGGGTTTCGGGCCTGTAGGTGATGCCTTCATCAAACGCCTTCACGATCCAATGCACCGCAAAATTTCGCGGCCGTGTTTCGGGGTCGCCACCGCTGATGGTGTGGCTGTGTGCCCCGTTGGTGTTGGTGTATGGCAGATCCTGCGCGAAGCGATTCGCATCGTTACTGGACACCCCACCAGTGGTTCCTAGCGCCCGATACCCGTGTGCGTAATAGCGAGGGTCGGTGGTTTTGTAGCCCTGTTCGTGTTTGTGATCGCCGGTCCTGTTGGTGGTGAAGGTGTTGGCAGGCATTGCTGTGCTGTGTTCCTGCCAGCTACCGACCGTCCTGCCGCTATCGCCCCAGTTGCCGTTTCCATGCTGCCCAGCACCACGTAGGAACGAACCCCTGAAGTCAGGCACATTTGCGCCCAGCAGTGCGCGCAATTCGGGATACAGCGTGCCGTCGATCGCCTGCCCATCGCACAGCAGCCAGCCAGCTGGTGCTGTATCCACCAGCCAGGCCATCACCGTGCCGATCGGGCAGCCGACGCCCACCATGGGTTTGCCGCCGGTCAGGTCCATCCCCTGGTCGGTGTTGCCGCCCAGCTGCACCCATTTCGTGGCGGCGACGTCATACGAAAACAGCGCAGGCTTCCCGCCGGCCTGGGCGCTGTTCAGCACCAGGAAAACATCCTTCGCTGGTGCCACCGTCGGCAGGTCGGCATCGGTCGGCACGTTGCGCACACCGGCCGTCAGCGGAATCAGCGACCACGGTGCACCTGTTGTGCCTGGTGCGCCATCAGTCGGCACCACCCCTCCAGTGGCGCGATACAGGTTCCCCTGATACGTGATGATCGCGCCCTGTTCATAATTGCCAGCCACCCAGGGCTGCAGGCCATACAACGCATCAGCGCGTGATTTCGCCAGCAGGTCACCACCGATGTGTGACCAGTGATAAGTGACCGGATCGCCTGGATTCAGGCCCGGCCTGGAGCTCACCTGCAGCCAGTCACCCACCTGCAGCGCAGCACCCGCCAGATCAGCACCTACACCGTTCGGGTCGCCGGCCTTCACCACATAACCGGCAGTGCCAACCCACACCCAGTACTGGCTCACATGCTGCACACCAGTGGCTGGCACCGTCACATCCGGCAGCCCATCCATCGGCAGCGCACCCACCACGGAGCCACCCACCTGCTGCACCGTGCCCTGGAACAGGTTCAGCGCGGAAATCATCCCGCGAATCGTGTCCAGGTCATACACCGTTTGCCATGCACCGGCGGTGTACACCTTCAGCTGTTCGTGGTTTTTTTCTGTCACCACCGACAGGTCACCTTCTATCGCCCAGTCGGGATCCGGTGCGCTGCGCAGCGCCTGCACCCAGATCTGTGGATCGACGAAATGCCACCCGCCAGTGGATGCTGGCCCAGTCAGCTGCACCACCACCGCAGTGACACTGCCCACCAGGTTCCACGCCAAGCTGGGGCCTGGCCAGGTGATCGAATCGCCGATCGCGTAGTTCGTACCTGGTGATGTAATCCGTGCCTGAATCGAACCATCAGGCTGCGCCACCAGGTCCAGCACACACCCGGTGCCAGCATTCACGTCGAAGGTTTTGCCGCCGTCATCACTGCCGACCTGCGACTGGATCAGCGCCTTGTCACCCGGTGGCTCCAGCACCTGGATCGCTGCCACGCCGCCAGTCGCCGGGCGGCTGTCATCCCACACCGCGATGCGATCCACTGGGCTCCCGTCCAGATCCAGCTGGATCAGGTAGCCCCGTCCATTGATCGGGCGCTTTGATGGGTCCGGGTCGTTTGGGTTCGGCAGGTTGCCCACCCGTGCCGCCAGCGCGAACCCTGCTTCGCGGCGCAAGGTCTGAAGGTTCACCCCATCAGTGCCGGCTGCGGGATCCTGCAGCTGGATCAGCTTCTGGTTGTCGGCATCAAATCCGAATCTGGCCCTGAACGGTTGACCTGACATAAGTGCTAGGGGCAGCCGGGCACGATCCCCTGCACTGCTCCCGTCAGGTTACTGTCCGATCAGATGTACAGCACACGGCCGCGCAGCATTGTCAGTGCTGTGGCTGAATACAGCTGCAGCGCCAGTTTGTTGTTCGGATCGTTGATCGCCTGAAAGGTCAACGCAGGCGGCGTGCCGGTTCGCACTTCATACACCTGGCTGTAACCGGTGCGGCCGGTGCTGTCGCGCATCACAGCCAGTTCGATCAGGATCGCCCCGTTCGCATCTTCCGCGAAAATATCAGCGATGAAAGCATCACCGCCGGTGTCGGGGTCGACTGCCACGGTCGTCCACACCGCAGGCGTCAGCGGGGTGTTTGTCGGTGGTGGGCCAAATGTCGGGGCACCAGCTGCTAGCGATGTGCCGTGCCCCAGGATTGTCGCCAGCGTGCCGCCGCTGCCGCCGCCGATCACCACCGAACCACCACCACCGCCGCCGGCCATTGCGCCAGCAAACACCCGCGGGTAGAGCGCGTCGCCCTGTTCGGCCTTCATCCCGGTGGGCAGCTTCAGCGTCGCGGGATCAGGCTTCAGTTTGATAGGGCCAGGCCATGCCGTGCCTGTCTTCGGGCCATACAGCCAGCTGCGGGTGGTGTCGATGTAGAAATCACCGGGGCGGCCGTCATCGGGCCTGGGTGATCCGGGGCCATTCAGGATCGTGTTCCCATCAGCCCCTGGCCTGCCGGTGTCACCCTTCGGGCCCGGGATACCAGCGGGGCCCTGCTGGCCCTGCACCATGCCGGCCCGGATCAGCTGCCCACTGCTCAAACCTAAGATCAGCTCACCCGACACCACGGCCGCGCTGATAACAGATACAGGTTCAGCCACAGGGCGCAGGAATCACATTGCTGCCAGTTTAGGCGTGCCGGGTGGTTTGCACCTAGTAACCGCGCCGCGGTTGGCCCAGCGGGCGGCCTTTCGCGCGTAGCTTTGCCTGCCTGGGGCTGTACACACGCCGCACGTTTTCCATCGCTTCAGCAAACTCCGGGAAGCGATCCGCCAGTTCAGCAACAGGAACCAGCTTCCGCTGGCTGGCTTCACCGGTGCGCCTGAACAGGTCCAGCATCGCTTCCTGCGGATCTGTGCCCTGCCTCACCCTGCGGCTGAACACCAGCGCACGCTTCGCCCCGCCAGGGCCACCGCCGAAATACTCCTGCAGCGTCGCCCTGGCGCCTGAAATATCCTTCCGTGCCACAGCGCGATCCACCAGCGTGGCCAGGAAATCAGACACCCTGCCGTCGCCGTTTGGCTGCACCCTGGTGAGCTCCACACGTCTGCGCCAGTAGCGCTCACCACTAGGTGCGCGGCCTTTCGTCATGAACCAGCCTTCCTCGCCCATTCGCCGCAGGTATGCGGCCCTGGGTTCCTTCGGGCGCTGCTTCGGTGGCCGTTGCGTGGTGAGCTCCACCGCATAGCGCGGTTCAGGTTTGCCGCCGGCCTTCAGCCGCAGCGCTTCCTGTTTTTCCATCGCCAGTGCTGTCGCCGTCAGTGGCAGCACCTGGCACCTGCAGTTTGGATGCAGCGGAATCTGCGGCAGGTCGCTGCGATCACGGCCCACCGTGCGGCCATCCAGTGCACTGCAGCTGGGGCAGCTGCGGCTGTCGTTTGACGCATCCCACCGCCACGCCTGAATGCCCAGTTCTCGCATCGGATACCGCACGTTCCCGTCGTCATCGATGAAGCTGTATTCGCGATCGATGCTGTCGTCCATCGCCTTCCACTGCGCCTGGTGCACCTGTTCCGCCAGGTTGGCCAGCCCTGTGCGTGCAGCAGCACGTGCGTCAGCTTTCAGCCGAACGGCACCCTGCCCCAGGCGCATGTTCCCGCGGATTTCGTCCGCGATGATGTTCTGCGCAATTTCTTCGGTGGTGTTCCCGGCGATGAAACCAGCACGCACCTGCCGGTCAACGGAATCCACGCCAAATTTCGCGAACCGTGGCACACCGCGCTGATCACGTGCCACGCCGCCGATCGTATCGCCCCCAGGGCCAATGATCACGCTGCTGCCGAACCATTGCTGCAGCGTCGCACCATCGATTCGCATGCGCTTCACCTGCTCCATCACTTCCGGCGGCACGCGTGACTGGAGCACCCCCAGCATTTCAGGGCTGGCACCCACACGGCCCAGGTCGTCCGCGGTGAAGGTCGCGCCCGGGAAATTCTCCACCGTCCTGGGTGCGAACGGATTGTTTTCACCCGTCGCAGCACGCCTGGCGGCAGCAGCACCTGGCGCATCACCGCCAACCTCCCACCCGGCCGACAGGTAATTAGCTGCCCAGGTGGCCTGCTCCGGCACCATCAGCGCCGCTTCCAGCACCAGGTCGCGGCCCACTGCCAGCGCCATGCGTTCCATCACACGCGTTACTTCAGGCCGCAGCCGCCGCCATGCCTGCTCCCGCAGCAACCCTTCAGGCAGCCCTGCTACCAGTGCGCGGATCTGCACTGCGGCCAGCTCCACAGCCTGCTGCGTGCGGGCTGCGCTATCGCCGGCCCTGTCCAGCACCTTCAGGATGTTCTGCAGCACCAGACGGCGCTGCGTGGCGCGTGGATCATCCAGGGCCATCAGTCACCGCGCAGCTCCGCTTCCAGCTCCGCTTCCACCACTGATGGGTCACTGGGGCCCGTGAATTCTGCTTCGGATTGATCAATGATCGCTTCAGCGTCGAAATCATCACCGAACACTTCACCCCGGCGCAGGATGTTCAGCAGCGTGCGCTGATCGATGATCCCGTTGGTGAACAGCTGCGCGTAGGCACCGATGGATTGTGCATCGATCGGATCCGCATTGAAATCACGGTCGATCACCACCTGCGCTGGTGCGACGCCGGCAAATTCCGCCACCCAGTCGCATGCGCGCTGCAGGTTGGCCTCCAGGTCTTTCGAAATGACAGCCAGCATGCTGTTCGTATCAGCCCGATCCATTTGCTTCGACAGGCCAGATTCCGCCACGTTCTTCTGCCGCGCCAGGATCGCGATGCCCAGGTTCGCCATTTGATCTTCCAGCGACTGGAGCTCAGCTGATAGGGAATCAAACGCCTGGCTGGCGGGTTCCACGTAGCTGCAGTCGCCGGATTCCGGCAGGCTGATCGCGTTATTCACGCCCACGTTCAGGTCGTCTTCCTGATTGTTCCAGCCCTTCACCACCAGCATCGGCTGCGCTGCAACATGCAGGCAGTGGAGCAGCTGTGCCTGTAGGGAGTAGTGCTGCAGGTTCAGGTTCGCGATCTCGGTGAGCGGCGGCACGCTGTACAGCAACCCTTCCCGCTGGCTGTACACCGCAGCGAAGGGCACATCCCGCAGGCCGGTTTCGCCCTTTTCATGCAGGCGCCACTCCGTGTGATCACCGACGCGATGCGGCCGGTAGGTGCTCCACTTCCCGGGTTCCAGCACCCTGATCTGGTGATGCTGCTCCTGGCCGAAATCACCCCAGGGTTCAGTCACCACTTCCCGCAGCCGCAGCTGCTCCAGCTGCCCTGCTGATGCCACACCACCTTCACGCCATCCGATGATGTTCCCGGTTTCGTAGCGCACGAAGTAGGGGCGTGACGGGCTGTTCAGCTGATCCGCCAGCGTCACCACTGAAGGGTCGACGTAGTGATCCACCAGCCAGCCGCTGTGGCCGTAGCTGATCGAATCAAATAGTGCTTTGCTGCAAAATTCCTCCAGGCAGCTGCCGTTACGCGTTACATCACGGCGCCATTCATCCCACCAGCCCTGGTCTGCACTGATCAGGTCGATCGGTTTGCGCAGCACCAGGCCCACAGCAGCCTTCACGATCCGCTGGAAATACGGCGACAGCACACCACGCATGCAGCGCCGCTGATACACAGCATCAGGTTCACGCGGCAGCTGCGGCAGATACGCTTCCAGCCTGCGGATGCCAGCAGTGCCGGACAGCACGGCCTGCACAGGCGCCCAGCGCTGGTGCATCAGCCAGTACAGCGGCGACGGCAGGCTGGGGTCATCCTGCGGTTTGTAGTTTGGATTCGTAGCACCACCACGATGCTGCGAAATGTCAGGCAGGTCGCGGTTTCCTTCCCACCCGAAGTGCGCATTATGCGAGTAGCTAGGCAGTTCCAGGCGGATGTCAGCCATCAGTCGGCGGCGGGGGTGGCGGTGGTAGCAGTGGCGGGCTTCCGGGTGCGGCGTCGCTTCGGCTTCGCTTCAGCTGTTGCTGCTGCTGGTGCTCCACTGTCAGCTGCCACAGCACCAGGCGCAGCGCCTTCGGCGGCAGCTTCCATAGGGTCGATCCGCTTTTTCGGTCCATTGTGATCCCACCATGGCCCAGGAATCCAGATCGACATTCAGCGCGTGCACCATTTCACGCAGTGTAGGTGCCACGCACCGGATCCACCCATCGTGGGCTGCGGATCAGTAAAGCGCCAGGTTTGTTTCACCACCACCCTGATGCGGCCGCACGTGGTTCGCGGCGCCCAGCACCAGGTAACCCAGGGCATCGCACCAGTGCTCCAGCCCTGGCGCTTTGTCCACGATCCATTCATCAGCGCCCAGTTTGAAGGTGACACCACGTAGACCTTTGATCAGGTTTTTGCAGCGTGGGTGCACGCGCAGTCGGATCTGGCCCTGTGCGTTCTGAATCAAGAAATTAGTGGCCTGCAGTTTGTCCTTCACTGACCATGGCGCCCTGGGTGACACCACGGTGAAGCCGTACTGCCTGAGGATGCCGTGATCGGTTGCACCAGCGCTGCTGGTTTTACGTGCAGCACCAGTCGGGTCGGGATAGGCCAGGATCCGCCGCGATGGGAACCGCTGGTGGAGCATTTCGCACACTTCGCCGGTGTTGCTGTTCTGCAGCGCCACTTCATCCCATATCACCAGCGTGTCGCCGTACAGGCTGCCCAGCACGCCGGCCATCACCGACACATTGAAATCCAGCCCCAGCAGGATTTCGGCGCCGGTGTCCTGGCATTGCTCGCTGATGTGTTCATCGCGGAAATCGGGATAAACCCTGCCGGCCATTGATTCGAAGCTGGCCAGGTATTCCTGCCTGAAGGTGCGCGCGTCCATATCGCGCTTGGCTGCTTCGATTTCTTCCGGTGGCACCTGCCCACCTTCCAGGGTGGTGAAGCTGAACCGCGACCAGTCGGGGTCAGTTTCGACGGCTTCCCACAGTGCGTGGAAGTGATTGAAGCCTGCAGGTGTGGTGATCT